GTTGGATATGGATACCGTCTGATGCATGGAAGTATGCTTGACCTGATGGATAAGGTTGATGGAGTTCTCCTTCATAAGGATGATACGCCCTATGGAGATATGCTATGAGTCTTCTCAAAATTGACAAGAACAAATTGGTAGAACCAAGAGTGAAGACTACGCCTCAGAATGTTCAAGAGGCAAATGAAGCACTGTTCCGTGCTAAGATGACTCTACCTGCTGCCGCAAAACATTGTGGTATGACCCACAAGGAAATGAAACTCACCTTCTGGGAGTTTTTGAAGTATAACAAACCTGATTATGAAATCCCTGAAAACACCATTACGCTACCCAGGCGGTAAGTCCCGTGCTTGCACGAAACTTGACCAGTTCCTTCCTGACCTCCGTGAGTATGATGAGTATCGTGAACCATTCCTTGGTGGTGGTAGCGTAGCACTACATATCACAAAGAAATATCCACACCTCAAAGTATGGGTCAATGACCTGTATGAACCCTTGGTGAACTTCTGGCAAGTTCTTCAGAAGGATGGTGTTACCATGAGGAATAAACTTCTGGAACTCAAGACTCGATGTCCTGATCCTGCATCTGCAAGAGTCTTGTTCCAAGAGTCTAAACAATATCTTGATAACGATAACACTGACTCTTTGTGGAGAGCAGTAAGTTTTTATATTGTCAATAAGTGTTCTTTCAGTGGTCTGACTGAGAGTTCTTCTTTCTCAAAACAAGCGTCTGATAATAACTTCAGTTTCCGTGGTATTGAGAAGTTACCAGAGTATTCTAAAATTATTGCCAAGTGGCATATAACTAATCTTACTTACGAAGAACTTTTTGATGAAAGTTCTGAACGACATGCATTCGTTTATCTAGACCCTCCTTATGACATCAAAGATAATCTCTACGGTAAAAAGGGAGCTATGCACAAGAGATTCGATCATGATACTTTTGCCACAGATTGTGATCTTTGCTCTATGGATTGCCTTATCAGTTACAATGCCAACCAGTTGGTTAAAGACAGATTCAAGTCCTGGCAAGCAGGTGAATTCGACCTTACCTACACGATGCGATCAGTAGGTGAATACATGCGTGAGCAACGTGAACGCAAAGAACTCGTACTTTTTAACTATGGACTTGAAGGATTGTTGAGTAATTAGTGTCATGTTTAATTTTGATTTTCAATCTGAAGTATTTTCTAGTCCGGGATACTTGAGGTGTTCATTACCAGAACAAGTAAAAAAAGAAGTTGAAGATGCCATTGAAAAAATTGATAAGGGTGAAATCGAAACTTCCGATAAGAGATCTGATCTTGCGGGACACTTACAAAAAGAAACATCATTTCCCATTACTCCAAACTTAAATTATTTGTTGACAGCGTTATCTGGTGAATATGATAAAATTTTTTATGGAAATACCAATGGTAGTTTTCATCCTGATTTTATTAAAGAATTCACTGAGAATGGATATAACTTTGAGTTTGTTTTGAGAGATATATGGATCAACTACGGTAACAAGTATGACTTTAGTCCCTTACATAAACACACAGGAGTTTATTCGTTTGTTTTGTGGGTAAAAATTCCATATAAATTTGAAGATGAAGAAAAAGTGTATCCCTTTACTAGTGATTATGGATCTTCGGGAAAGTTTAAATTTTTCTATCCAAAAGCAAATGTGCCAGGATGTATTGCAAATACCACTGTTGATTCTGTTGAATGGGACTTAATTCTTTTTCCCTCACATTTATTCCATACTGTATATCCTTTTTATACCAGTGATGAAGAGAGAATATCTATATCAGGAAATTTAAATTATGAACCAGTTAAAAAAGAAAACAAATGACAGAACTAAAAGATTGGCTTAACTCAATCAATCAAACCAAGAGGCATCTGATTGATGAAGATCCCTCTGTAGAAAAGGAATATCCTCCATACATCATCAACCGTTGTCTCTCTGGTCATTTGGACTGTATCATGTTCTCCAATGAGATGAACAGGTATAATTTCCTCCCAAAGAAGTTGCAATATGATTTTTATCTAAATAGTCTGAGGAAAAAGAAGAGGTTTTCTCCCTGGCTCCGACAAGATAAGATCAAAGACCTTGATTGTGTCAAACGTTATTATGGTTATAGTAATGAAAAGGCAAAACAAGCACTACGGATCTTGACAAAAGAACAACTTGCATTTATTAAATCAAAACTTGATATTGGAGGAAAAGGATGAGTGTCGTTCAAGAACCTGAAGTGAAGTGGTCGCCTGAACAAATGGTTGAAGTGGTTCTCCGTGAACCCGATGACTTTTTGAAAGTGCGTGAAACTCTGACTCGTATCGGGGTTGCTTCTAGGAAAGAGAAAAAGATCTATCAGTCTTGTCACATCTTGCATAAGCAGGGTAGATACTATCTGGTGCATTTTAAGGAACTGTTTGCCCTTGATGGTAAGCACGCCAACCTGACGCTGAATGATGTCCAGCGTCGTAATCGTATTGCACAACTCCTGGCAGACTGGGGTCTGGTAGAAATTGTTGACGCAGAAAAGATTCAAGAGATTGCTCCTTTGAACCAAATTAAGGTTCTCGCATATAAGGATAAGCAAGACTGGATTCTTGAAACAAAGTATAATATTGGATCTAAAAAGAAGAAGGTAGAAGAAACCGAATGAAATAGGGGGCTTGATGCCCCCCTTTTTATGCCTTGACAAAAGAAGTAGGAGGCACTATAATGACTTCATTGAGTTCATTCGATATGACTTTTGATTCCATAAACAGAGCTCTCAACATTGAGACAATGCAAATTGAAGAGACCTCCTCACCACCGACTTTGTTTGTTCGTGGAACGAAGAAACAAAAACAATATGTTATTAAGGGATGTCCTAGACCAGGAAGAGGTTGTTCTTACCCTTGGAAAGACCCCAGTTATGATGTAGGCGATTGGTTTTGGAAACCGGTTTCTCCAAATGAATGGAAAGATAACCATGGTCGTCCGAATGTCCCTTCTTCCAAGTCTATTGGTGGGCGTGTTTGGAGAACTTCTAAAGCATACAGAGAAGACACCAAACAGCATGGATATTATGTAGAGCGTGTCGCATAAACCGAATGATAATGTGGGGGTGGCAACACCCCTTTTTTTATTGGTTGTGCTATAAATATGTGTGATTGCCTTCGGGGATCACACAACACAAACTCGCTTTCAAAGGAGCTAAGAACCATGGGGAACTTAATGAAGTTTCATAGTGCCGATCTGCCTGCACTTATGGACCGTATAAATAAGTACAGTATTGGTATGGACGATTACTTCGACCGTCTCTCGACGCTGCACGAGACGACAAGTAACTATCCACCATACAACCTAGTTCAACTAAGCAATGTAGAATACCGCTTAGAACTAGCACTTGCAGGATTTAAAAAAGAAGAAA